CAGGATGAACCGTGATCCTATCAGTAGCTCTCACGCAGTCGTTGTCCCGGTCACAGGTGTAGATATGCCCGGCCTTCATCGCCATCGTGGAGTTGCCGATGTACGTCCCGACCTCTACCACCACTTCGGGCTTCACCTTCTCAGTCAGCATCCGAAGGATCAGACTTGACGGCTCGTTGATTGAGCCCGTTCTGTAGTTCGCTATCTCTTGCCTCTTCTCCGCTTCCTCCCTGATCTGCCGGATTTCGGTCAGCATCTCGTCCGAGTATCCGTTCCAGAGGTCAGTCCAGAAAGCCCTCGCAACGTCAGCCTCGGCTACCAAGTCTTTGAGCAGACAGTCCCCGACGATCTCGCACCGGATGTTCGGGTCGTCATAGAGTCTCAGGAACTCATCACAGGCATGGGACATCTGGGGTGAGGTGTCCCATCTATGTCCATTGGCCGTCCTGACGATCCTTCTCTGAGGCTCTGCGTAATGCGCTCCAGCGTGTCTCACATCTCCACGGAAGTTCCCGTCGAATCCGTACAACCGGAACTTCCTGTAGCCCAAGATTCCCCCCACGTGAATAGCTGTGAGTCCGATGTTCGACCCTCCGGCGATCAAGACGGAGCCGAGGTCGTTCTTCCCAATCCAATCCACTACGTGCTGGCCGTTCGCCGTGTGCCAGTACTCGACATGGCAGCCTTCGAGCAAATCCCACATCCGGGGATTGCAGACCGAGGCCATGAAGTACTTCGTCTTCTTGTTCGCGTGTTCCAGGTGCTTGGTCTTGTAGTCTCTCCCGTCGCATTCAGCGTGGTAGTCTGGGATGACACCCTTCTCCTGCATGAAGTCCAAGGCACCTGAGACAGTGACCATCGGATGACTGATATTCCGCCATGTGTCGTGAAGCGAAGGCCCGAACCCAATAACCGAAAGCCATTCGTCTTTGATGTCCCTGAGTTGAAGTCTGGGATACCCCTTCTTACACAGGTCTCTATCTGCCGTATCTCAGCCTCAAGCGTGTATGCCGTCCGAGAGGGGAACCGATAGGGTAGGTACTCAAGCCTCACGTCAGCAGGCTTGGTCCACACCAGGTGATTCGTCTGTGGTAGCCAGTCCATCGGTCGCGTCATACCATCTCCCAGACACCCATAACAGCTCCCGGATGAATGATAGGCCCAGACGTTGTAGAGAGTTCTGCCCTGTACTGCAAGACGATGTTCCCGTCTGCCGAGGGTTTGATGATTCCCCTGATTGTGGCGATGTACTTGTTCGCCTGACCCCCGCCAGCAGAAACGGCAGTCGAAACCACCGAACCACCTGAAGCTGCGATACCCCCGACGAACGCCGCTGAAGCCGAGAAGCCGTTAATCATCACCTGGAACCCGACAATCGTCGCTGCTGGGAATGTCAGCCCAAGTCCAAGACCTTGGGTCGTGTTCGTTACGTTGTTCCCAATGGAATACTGCAAGAGACAGTCGAACATATACGTCTTGCCATTGGAGAGCGTCAAAGTCATAGCAGAGACGTTCGCAAGAGCTGTCGTCGAGCTCGTGGCAGTCGTATCCCCGACCATCGAAATCATCCGGTAGCTTCCAGATGGTCCGGTCAGTCCCGTTACGCCGGTGATGCCCGATCCCGTTGCTCCCGTTGGCCCCGCTGCTCCCGTTGGCCCAGGCACCGTCGAATCCGCGCCGGTCACACCCGTCAGTCCTGCGCCGGTCAAACCCGTAGGCCCGATGGCCCCCGTTGGCCCGGCCACTCCAACTCCCGTCACGCCTGTCGGGCCTGTCTCCCCTTGAGAACCCGTCAAGCCCGTGGGGCCGGGAACGGTGGAATTGGCACCCGTCAGGCCGGTGAGCCCCACGCCCGTCAAGCCTGTCGGACCTATCGCGCCTGTCGGTCCCGTAGGCCCGATCTCACCCGTTGCTCCCGTAGGTCCAACACTCCCACCCAGACCCGCTATGTCAGAGACGGTCGTTCGGACGTTCGCACCACCCTGGATGATCGGGACCAACTCATTCCCGGTCAGGCCAGCAGCCGCAATCATCTCCGATATTTTCACGTTAGCCATAGTATCTCTCGGGGATGCCGATGCTCCAGCTCTTGATCGTCAACCGTCCCCCGGCTACCAGGTCGATCTCCGGGAGTATCAGCGTACCCTTTGACTTCCCCACTGTTCCCTGTAAAGCACACGTCCTATCCGGCCGAAAGGCGCGGAAGTGCGTCGCTGTCCCGGACATCCTCACGTTCGGGTCCTCAATCGGACCGCGCGCCAGGATTCTCCCGTAGAGCGAAGCGGTGAACGCCGGACTCTGGAGCGGACAGACGGCAAGAAGCGTCCCGGTCTCGGGGCGATCCGCATTCTCCGGCACGTCTCCGCTTCTGATCTCAAGCGTCCCACCACTCAAGGATTCCCCCAGAACGTCGAGCAACGCATCCCGCGTTGTGATCGGTACGGAAAGACTATTGTCCATCCACGACCTCGATATGTTCCGCTCCTGTCACCCGGCCGTCCTTGTCGCGAATGAGTTTGCTCGAGACCTTCGCGGGTTTCCGCTCTTCCTCTTTCAGCACGAACTCCACAGATGCGGGGTTCGTATTGACCTTGATCCGCCTGGGAAACTGAGACTTTTCCTCCGGCTCCTCTGGTTCCTCCAGCTCCTGCGGGGGTTTCTCCTCGCTCGTCCCGCCGCTTGCATCTGTTGACAGCTTCCCCGGAGTATCCACCGATAGCTTGAGGCCGAGGGACTTCGCAATCTCCATCTCCTGCGAGCGCTCCTGCAGCTGCTCCTTCAGGTCATACCCGTCCTCCGCGAGCCAGCGCGTGAGAGTCGAGCCTCCGGCTTGAATCTCCTTCACCTTCGCATCCACGTCCTTCTCCGGGTCAACCCATGACCACCTACGACCCGAGAACGCGGGACGGTTGTACTTCTCAATCTTCTCCGGCTGGAGGTTGAACATCCCGGAAAGAAGCGCCATCTCGAGCCAATCCCGGAAAACGGGTTCGAGGAACGCTTCGATGAACCATTCCTGAATGGACTTCCAGTTCTCCCGCTCCTCCACGATCCCTGCCCGGATCGAAGAGTAGTTCACGTCCGAAAGGTCGCCGGAGAGAGAAGAAGCCGCCACTCCCAGACCGGAAGCGATTGCCCGGAGGGTCCCCTTGACGAACGAGTCATGCTGGTCCGATGGGAACTTCGGGTCCCAGGGTGTGAACTGAAGTCCGGGGGGCAGTTGTTCAAACTTCCCCGGATCGGCGTCCGTGTAGTAGTTACCTGCCCCGTCCGTATCGTCTCCGGTATATTCCGCTCCCTGCCCCTCGGCCGAATGGAAGAATCCCATCTTGGCAGCAGAGACGCGGGCGTTGATCAGCGCAGCCTCCTCATACCCCGAGAGCATCTTGAGTCTGAGCATGGAAGCCGCGAACCACGGCACGCCCCGAGACTGATACGCCCGCTCTCTGTCAAAGCCGAAGTAGATCTCCTCCGCAGGAACACGCTCCCACTGTGTAGCGGTTGTGGTGCTTGAGGCGTAGAGTTCAAGGTTCGGGTCGCGCTTCGCGAGATAGTACGCTACCGGCTTCCGCCATGAATCGAACTCGATCCCCATGCGGACGATATTTCCGCCGGCAAGCTGCTCGTTCTTCTTTTCGTCCAGCCAATCGGGCTCAAGGACCTGAAGGAGGAATCCGAACTTCGCATCCTTGCGCCTGATCTTCCGAACGATGAACTCCCCGTCTCTCCCGGCGTGGGCGATCAATAGATGCTGGACTTCCCGGAGGGTCATGTTCCCCGTGACGGTGCAGTCCTTCGCCCAATCATACCAGGCTTCTTCGATCACACGGTTCGCGTACTCGTCATACTTCCGATACCAGTTTCCCTTGTCGTCCTTCGCCCAATCGAAGGACTTGACCTGGAGGTTGAACCCCTTCGGCCCCGGCACGTTCATCCTCAAGAGCTGGATGTATCTCCGCCCGTGGTCGTTGTTCTGGGTCAGGTCCCGCGCGCGCGAACGCAAAGTCGAAAGCGCGTCCCGGATGTCCCGGTCTGCGCTATACGAGGTCGCGGGCCAATCGGCAGTCAGCCTTGACATTTGCGCGGCGGCGTAGGCCCGGTGAGCCACGCGGGCGCGGGCCTCTTGCTTGGTGTACCCGAGTCGCCGCATTAGTCTCTGAATCATGTGAACCTCACGAGGATCTTCTTCCCACCGCCCAGACCTTGAGCGATCCGTTCGGCCTTCTCTTCGTTGGAAACCTCGACCTTCGCCCGGTTGTATAGCGTGACGATCTCCGAAAGCCTCCACACCTGACGCCTCCCGGCGATCTCGTATTCGGCGTAGGGATCCTTGCTCCAGTTCGCAAGCGCGGCCTCGCACTGCTCTTGAATCACCCGCCAGTTCGACCGCGCCTCGTATCCCTTCGCGGTCGTCGAGAGATTCTGGAGGACTTCAACCGACCCTTCAGCGACCGTATGCCTCTCGGCACCCTTCGTCACATAGGCTTGCCACCTGTAGCGGCCGGGGATGTATCCCGCGCTTGAGGCTGCGGTGATCGTGCAGTCCCACCCGGTCCCCGCCGTGTTCGCTGCGCCCGTGAGGGAGAACGATCCCGGCCCCCGGAACTCATAGGTGAGGGTCCATGTCGGGGGAACGTATTGGATCGTCCCATCGGTCCCGATCTCTGGACCGGAGAACGCATCCTCCCACTCGACGGAATCCCCGGCGATGAACGATGAAACAATCATGGCTTGATCTGGATGATTGCCCTGGCCGCGCTCGATGAGGCGTGGACGCGGATGTGCTTGATCTTGACCGCGTTGATCGAGGTCTCTTTGCTGGGAATGAGATACCAGGTATTTGCGGCGGCAGTGTCGTCGTTGACCCAGATCTGGAGCGTATCAGCACCGCCGATGTGGATCGCGTTCACACTCCCCCACGCGCCGTTCGTCGAGAAGTAGATCGAATCTCTCGCGGTGGTGAACGTGGCAACTTTGGAGGTGATCTTCGGGAACTGGGAGAAAGCGGTGGAGGCGACGAACAGCAGGACAAGAGCGAACAGGATATGCTTCATGGGTCCCCCGTAAAATGAAATGGGCCGTCCGCCGCGCGCGGTTCGGCCCATAAACAAAAAAGCCCGGTTCCTCCCCTGGGGACCGGGCTACAGCCGTGAGTGATCGGCTCACGGTATCAATATACGCGGGCCACTACCCTCCCGCAATGTCAAGATGTTGTCAAGAATACATTCCAGAGAACGAGCGCGGAGACCAGCCACATCTCCACCTCCAGATACCAGAACTCGGGCCACCAGTTGTACCCGGGGGTCGTATGGATGATCGTGTCCATCCCGATGTGCAGCCAGACCGGCGGAAGGATCATCACATACCAGCGCTTCTTGCCGTGGAACCACCCGTAGACCGACCACCGCTCCGAAAGACCGATCATGGCAGAGAGCCAATCAACCGTATCCGGGGCGGTGCCAAGGACGAATCCCGCAATGGCGGGCGCGAGAGGTTCCACGCCCAAAGGCCGGAGCATAGCCGATGTGACTGCTGCCCCCATCAGTCCATGAGCCACGAAAGTCATAGCGTTACCCTCCATGTGCTTTGTCTCCGGTACACCTTCCGCTTTGCGGGGGTCCCGTCGATGATCGCCTCCGACTTCACTTCCTGAGAGACTTCCAGCTTGTCGATGCTGTCAATCAGCACGTTCGCCAACTCCCCCACGGAGCGGTTGCTCTCGGAGGACCACTTCAGGAGCTTCTCAGCGTTCGACCGTGTCAGTTGGACGTGCATCAATACCTCCACGATTGTACGAACGACTTCCTGCCTTTCCGCTTGGCTACGCGGGCTTCCTTCTTCGTCGCGGGTTCTCCATCAACGACCTCTGTCTCAGGCGGAAGATTCGCCGCCTGCTCTTGTATTCTCTCCGCGATCTTCCCCATGTCGGCGTTCAATAGCCGGATCGCCGCGAGGTTCAAGACTTCACAGTCCAGCATCTCGTTCCGACGTTTGTCCTTCAAGGTCCAGACCTTCGTCGGGAACCCCCGGTTGTACTTCGTTACTTCCTTCTCGGAGGTCAACTGGAGGAAGTAGTCCTCGTCGCAAGCCTCGTTGAAATGCAGGTAGGAGGGGCCGGGGTCCTCGATCGAGAGACGGTCGTATATCAGCTTCTTCCCCGAATCCACTCCCAGGGGCACCACGATAGCCCTTTGACGATTGTTCCGTGAGACTTTCCCGAGGAATTGCCTGCCATATCCGCCCATCCCCTTCGTCGAGAACATCCTCCGAGACTGATTCCGCTTCGTGTACTCGTACACGGCCTGGGTATAGTGTCCCCCGGAATCTATGCACGTTGAAGCGACCGCGAGCTCCACCCCGCTCTCATGCTTCCATTTCGTGCGGAGGTAGTCGTCCAGCAGCTTCCATGTGTCGGCCTTCGCCGGAGACCCGTAGAACACCTTCCTCTCAAGGAACCACGACTCCTCCCCCACCCCCCAGGCTTTGACTACACATTCAAGCCGATCGTCCTGGTGGTCCACCCCTGCGGTCAGGACCAGCCCGCCGGCCGGAACGTCCACATAAGCCTCTCTCCGGGCCGCGAGCTTCCCGGTGTCGATCGAAAACGACTCCTCCTCCTGCCAGACTTCACCCAGAGAGGTGTTCACCCAGGCTCTCAACACCTCCGCCCTGCCCTTGGCCTCAAGATGCTCCTTCGCGATCTTGTGCCACGTTGACCACGGCGAATACAGCTCGTTCACGAAGAAACCCGCGTGGCCCTTCACCTCCGGCTTCTCCGCCCTCCACTCCCCATGCCTGACCATCTTGAGCTTGTCCATCTCCGAAAGCTCGGATTTACACTCCCCGCACTCATACCACACCCGAAGGTTCTCGGATCTGTCGAACTTGACCTGCGCCCACCGTAACGTCTGGAATATCCCACAGCGTGGACATGGCACCCAGAATCGCCTCTGGTCCGAAGCGAGGAACTCGTACTCGATCCGCGAAATCCCCTGGACCGTGGGGGTAGAGAACGAGAGGATCTTCCGGTTCCAGAACGTGATGGCTCGTTTTGCCGCAAGTTCCGCCGGGTCTCCCTCTGTCCCAGCCGAAGCGGGGTAGCGATCCACTTCATCCCTCAGAACAATCCTCACCGGACGCGAAGCAAGGGACGCGGGGGAGTTCGCGCCGGCGATCGTGAGGTGCCCGCCAGGGAATCTCTTGTGCAGGATCGTGTTCGATGAGTCCCTTGACTTCGCCTCGATCACTTTTCCTCTCAAGCAGGGCGTGTCTCTCAGCATGGGAGAGATTCTGTCCTTGGAAAACGCCTGCCCCATCTCAAGGGTCGGCTGGATCACGAGCATCGGACTCGCATCGTGTGTGATGTGATACCCTATCACGTTCAAAACGATCTCCGTCTTCCCGATCTGAGCCGAAGACTGCACGCTGATCCGCTCTATGAGGGGATCGGATACCGCATCCATGATCCCCCGCTGGTATTCCGCCCTATCCGTGGACCACTTTCCGGGCTCGGCGCTTGCTTCGGGGCTTAGATACCGCTCTTTGTCCGCCCATTGGCTCACCGTCAGCCTCGGAGGGGGTGTCGTCATCCGAAATCCCCTCTTGAGTAATGCCACGAAGGGCTGCAACATCGTCGGAGACGCGGGAAAGCTCTGAGAGTGCATCGTGTACGACCTCATCCAGTATGATCTTGACTTCGTTCACGCCTGTCGCGGCTACAACCCTCGGAGCAGACTTCGTAGGAATGGACAGGAGCTTGGTCCGCATGAACAGCACGGCCCTTTCGAGGACCGATCCGACCTTATCCGCTTCAAGGAGGAGCCCGCGGCGCTCCGCGTTCTCCATTTCGATCTTCTCCCGGCGGACCCGGGCGAGCAGGGCTTCCTCCTGGCGCTTGTCGGCTTCCTCTGGATGCTCCCTCCGGGCCTCTTCCAGTGCGGATTCAAGCTGCGCGACCTTCCATTTGAAGCACGACACGAGATCGTACCTGCCAACGGCAATCTTCGGCATCCCTTGATGCCAGAGATTGACGATCTGGCGCTCTCCGAGGCCAAACGCCTGTGCAAGCTCACGAGTAGTCACCTCATAGGCCATGTAACGGCAACCTCATAGTAAATCCTGCAATCTATCGGGATTTTGCGCTCGGGCCGAACC